AATAGCCCCAATTACCAAAAAGAACCATAGTCAGATAATCATGGTAAAGGGCAGACCTATGCTCATTCCGAGCAAGCAATATAAGCAATACGAAAAGGATTGTGGTTTCTTTTTGGCGAACGTAGAACCGTTTTTAGACCCTTGCAACATGAAATGTCTTTACTATATGCCTACACGCAGGAGAGTTGATCTTGTGAATTTGATTGAAGCTACTTGCGACATATTAGTACACTACGGAATTTTGATAGATGATAACTCAAATTATGTAGTAGGGCATGACGGTAGCCGGGTATTCTATGACAAGGAAAATCCGAGAACGGAGATATATCTTACAGAGGTAGAAAATGGATAGCATATTGATGTGGATAGAGCACTCTGATTGTAAATTTGCAGAGTTTTTAAGAAAAATAAGCAGAGAGGTGGAAGAAAAAAGTTAAGTTATATATTGACTCATTGGAACATAAGTGTTAATGTATATGTCAACAATTCTTGACGGATAAGAACAATTCGAGGGGGAATATGGAGAAAGAATCACAGAAACGAAAATACAGAAAGGGAGAATTGACAGCTTTATACTTTGATAAATTACCACAAAGGTGTAAAGAGATGTTCTTTGAATATCTTAACCCTTTTTCTCCGGCGAAATCGAAAAATAAATGCAATTTAATAGAGGTAATGTCTTTAGATTATGAGTTTTGTGAAAGCCCTATCGAGATCATTTTTGATTTTGCATACGAAGTAATGATGTTTGACAGGATAGATGAAGTTCCACAATTATACATAGAGCATCAATTTCCTATTTACACTGAAAAACATACATATCGTGCTGATTTTTATTTTGATACAGAATATGAATTTAAGTACCACTATATGTATGAAAATGATTTCAAACTGATTATTGAATGTGACGGACATAATTTTCACGAAAAAACAAAGGAACAAGTTAAACATAATAACGAAAGAGATTACGACTTAAAGAATGCGGGGTTTGATGTTCTGCATTTTAGTGGACACCAAATATATACCGAACCATTTAAGTGTGCTAATAAAACTATTGATTATATTTTATCTAAAATCGGAAAGTGGGAGGTTTTAGAATAAATGGCTGAACGAAGAATGTTTGCGAAAACTATCATAGATAGTGATGCTTTTTTAGATATGCCATTATCGAGTCAATCTTTATATTTTCATTTAAGCATGAGGGCTGATGATGATGGATTTATCAACAATCCTAAAAAAATTCAGAGAATGATAGGAGCATCAGAAGATGATCTAAAACTATTGATTGCGAAAAGTTTTCTTATTCCGTTTGAAAATGGAATTGTGGTTATAAAGCATTGGAAAATTCACAATTACATTCAAAAGGACAGATATAAAGAAACGGTATATCTTGAAGAAAAAGAGATGCTCGATATCAAGGATAATAAGGCTTATACACTCAACGGAAACAATGCGGATATAAAATGTATACAGAGTGTGTCCAGTGTGGAAACACAGGTTAGGTTAGGTAAGGATAGTATAGGTAAGGATAGTATAGGAGAGGATATATGTTCAGAGCCGGACAATCCGCCTACTGAACCGTCCGTAATCACTTTGACATTAAATGATAAAAGCGAATATGGAATAACCCAAAAAGAAATAGATGAATTTCAAGAGTTATATCCTGCTGTCAATGTAATGCAAGAGTTACGGAATATGAAAGGATGGTGTATAAACAATCCCAAAAAGAGAAAAACAAAAAGTGGCATTAAGAGATTTATCAATAGTTGGTTAGCAAGAGAGCAAGATCAAGGCGGTTTTACAAACATACCTGACAAAAAAGCACAGATTGACGAATGGAGCAGACAATGACTAAAGACGAATGGGGAAAGATAGTAAAGCGAATATGCGACTTTTATCCACGAAGTAACTTCATGGACAAACAAGATGTATTCGATGCGTGGTATAGCTTATTAGAGGATTTAGAATTTCCTGCGGCTATGAGAGCGGTAGAGAACTACGCTAAAGAAAATCAGTACCCACCGACCATAGCTGACATAAGGCAAGGCTATAAAGTCTTATGGGATGAATACAAAGCGTTTATAAGAGATTGCAAAGACATATACTACATAGCAGCAGACTACTATCCGGGTATGAGCAGAGAATTGAAAGACGAGGGATTTGAAACACTTCGCCAAAAGTTAAGTGCATATCCTCATAGGGAATGGAGAAAAAGACTAACCGATTGGGAGAGAAAAGCAGTAGCTTATGTCAGGGATTGTGAGATAAACCATAAAGACGTAAAGAATTTCAAGGACTATGTAAATGAGCAGACAATCTGAAAAAGGGCTTATAGGGTGTTTACTGATAGACGAAAACAGCATAGATGAAGTAGCACCGTATGTTACACAGGGAATGTTTAAGGATGAAATGTACGGTGCGATATATGAGATATATAGAGACGGATTTGACAAGGGGAATAAAGCAAACGAGATCACGGTCAGATGGGTGTTAGAGGATAAATACCCCATAGAGATATTAGATAAAGAGTTAGTGGCTTGCGTAGAAAGCGTAGTTTCAAGCGTAGAGATAAAGACCTATGCAGATACAATCATAAAGGATTTTAAGGCTTCACAGGCTGATGCTCTTTTGCAACACACAGAAATTAAGGGGACAAATGTAGTAGAGAGTGTTTCCGAGGTAATAAGCGAGTTGCAAAAAATCATAGATGAAGATACAAGCGAAAGTCGGAGCGTATCGGAAATCGTGCATAACATCAAAGGAGATTATTTTTGCGATAAGAACAAAAAGCACTTAAAAACAGGATTCTACTCCATTGATGATTTATTAGGAGATTTAGAGGGGGGTGATGTGATAATATTCGGTGCTCGTCCGGCTGTCGGTAAATCAGCTTTAATCTTACAGATAGCATCGAATATGGTTAAGCAAGGTAACAAAATAGCCTTTTATAATTTGGAAATGACTGAAAAACAGATATATGAGAGGTTGTTATCTTCGCTAACAGGATTGGAGATTAAGAGGATAAAAAGGGCAGTAAGCTACACGCACGATGAAAAAGCATTAGTGGATAAGGCAAATGAGATATTGGAGCGAGATTATCAGAATTTAGTAATATCCACAGGATCGAAAAATATGAGCCAAATAAGGGCTGAATGTCAGCACAAAGATTATGATGTGATAATCATTGACTACCTACAACTGATTATTCCAGAGGGAACATACAGAGGTAACAGGTTTGCAGAGGTAGGCGAGATAAGCAGGAAACTAAAGGCATTAGCAAAAGACATGAACATACCTGTCATAGCTTTATCACAGCTTAACCGAGTATCGGATGAAACTAAAGAACCAACTATGAGCGAGTTAAGAGAAGCCGGAAACATAGAACAGGACGCATCAATCATAATGCTTATGTGGAATTTGAACGAGGAACGAACGGAGAAAGGTATAAAGATAGACAAGAACAGGCAAGGAAAGACAGGAAGAATGGAGTTTATGTTTGACGGTGAAAAGATGAAGTTTACAGATAAAGCCGATTGGCAGGATAGCACAGATTATCCATTCACTTAATTTTTTTACCACAAAGGTTAAGTTATAAGTATACTAAAAGGAGAAAGAGAGTTGACGTATAAGGAATTTTTGAAAAGCAAGGAATTAAAATCCATTCAAGCAGGATTTGATATTGACAAGAATGGTCTGAATAAAAATCTATTCCCTTTTCAGCGAGATATAGTTGCATGGGCTTTGAAAAAAGGCAGATGTGCTGTTCTTATCGGATGCGGATTAGGAAAGTCGATTATTCAGCTTGAATGGGCTAATCAGATATACAAAAAGGAAAAGAAAAACGTTCTGATAATCGCTCCGCTTGCGGTAGTGGGTCAGACAGCGAGAGAAGCGGAGAAGTTTTCGATTAAAACACCAATCCATGTATGTAGGACACAAGCAGATGTAAAGGACGGCATCAATATAACCAATTATGAAATGGTTGAACATTTTAATGCTGATAGCTTTGTTGCGGTGGTATTGGATGAAAGTTCTATCCTTAAATCGTTCAATTCAAGGACTACGATAGAGTTTATTGATAAATTCCATAGGACACCATACAAGATGTGTTGTACGGCAACCATAAGCCCTAACGACTACACAGAGGCAGGTAATACTTGCGAATTTTTAGGAATAATGAGCCGCACAGAAATGCTTGCAACATACTTTGTGCATGACGGCGGTAAAACTTCCGAATGGAGATTGAAGAAAGCGGCAGTCAATAAGTATTGGGAGTGGTTTGCTACATGGGCTATCTGCTTTAACAATCCTAACGAGTTGGGATATGAGATAGAGGGATATGATTTGCCACCGCTTAACTTCCATACAATCATCACGGAAAGCAAGGTAGGCGATTATGAATTTGTTGTCAAAGTGGCTGAAACCTTGCAGGAACGTAGAGAAGCCCGAAAAGAGAGCATGGAAGATAGGACGGAAAAGGCGAAAGAAATAGCCGAAAGTGAGGATAGCCAATGCCTTTTGTGGGTGGATTACAACGATGAATCCTCAATGCTCCACAAGAAGATTGAGGGGAGTACAGAGGTCAAGGGTTCGGACGAGCCGGAGTATAAGGCTAAAGCAAGTATAGATTTCGCTAATGGGGATATAAAGTACCTTGTAAGCAAAGCTTCTATCTTTGGGTTCGGGAGTAACTGGCAGAATTGCCAC